AACAACAAAGACGTTAAAGTTTCAAAGCAAGGCAGAAATTAAAGAAGTAAAAAACGATTTAAGGATTACCGACAAGTATCGCGTTTATACCGGGCTAATTAATTTTGTATTTAATTTCACGCCATTTACGCGAGATATGTACGATAATCAAAACTTGTATTCTATTATTTGGCGCGGCAATGATTGGCGTATCGATAGTGCAATAGAATCAAACGACAGAATGAAAGTGACGTTTCTTTGTTATCGCAATGATCCATCAACACAGGTTTAACAATGGCCGGTCAAAATAATGTCAGTAATTACGCACTAGCAATACAAGCGCAATTGACATCGACTGCTTCGCCTGTTCCTGTGTATGCATCATTTAACAGAAACTTTGCAACACAACAAAAGTTTATAACATGGAATTTGCGGAATGTGCATCAACCAGTTTATACAGGCACAACGCAATCGGTCAAAGGAATAGATAGACCAATATTCCAGACCAACATATATGCTGGCACATTGCAAGATGCGTTCAGCATAGCAAACACGATAATACAGGCATTGCATGGATACAGTGGGCAGTTTGGTGGGGTAAGTGGATTTTATGTAAGCAAGATTGATATCGATTTTTTATACAACACATACGAAAACGATATTGGCTTACATTCCATTTATCTGGATTGCACAATGGATATTCCGACATAACTTTTAACTTTTTGAGGAATTAAAAATGGCACTTCCAAATAAAGTATTGCCGGGCTTTTCGGCTTCACTATATTGCCAACCAACGGCAACCCCAACACCATTGACTGTGTCGCAATTGTCTTTGGTTGCTAGTGTGGCTCCGATTGCTGTATCTGGCAACCTGCTGCCGGTTGAAGCAATTCCAGCATTTGGTCAGGATGATGCGGTTGCAAACTTTTCTGTGGCTGGCGCAAGGCAGTCGGATAAGATTCCTACGCAATCGGCTCCGACTTCGCTATCAATCACAGCGGCATGGAATCCATCGGATACTAACCTGCTGCTGATGCGCGGCGATGCGTATAGCGGCGTTGTAGATCGCACGTTTGTAATCGCTGCGGTTGAAGGTTCAAACATTGTTTACTATGCTTTTAACGGTCGCGTAAGTCAATTCACAATTGACGCACAACCGGGCGCAGAGGCGAAATGTATTTTTACAATTCATCCTCGCGGCGGTCAATACGGCTGGTCTAACAACGTCTAATTAGGAAAAGATCATGGCTATTCCAAACAAAGTTCTACCGGGTTTTAGCGCGTCACTGTGGATGCAATCGGCTGCAACACCAACGCCATTGACAACGGCTAACCTGTCGGTTTGGTCTGCACAAGTGGCAACCATTGTCGGCACATCTGCAAACGGTACAGGCGCGGCTGGTGTTGCTGTTCCTGTGGAAGCAATTCCTGCGTTTGGTCAGGATGACGCTGTGGCAAACTTTGCGGTTGCCGGTGCGCGTCAATCCGACAAAATCCCTGTGCAGTCTGCGCCGACTTCCCTGTCGATTACGGCAGCATGGAACCCATCCGATGCGGCACTGCTTCAGATTCGCGCAGACGCATACAGCGGCGTTGTGGATCGCACATTTGTAATTGCGGCGGTCGAAAGCACAAACACCATTGCTTATGCGTTTAATGGTCGGGTATCGCAATTCACAATTGATGCCCAACCCGGCGCAGAAGCAAAGTGCATATTTACTGTGCATCCTCGCGGTGGTCAATACGGTTGGTCAAACAGCTAAAACAATCGCCCCTTCGGGGGCTTTTTTACATGAAAATATATGACAACACAAATCAACAACAACAACGATTTGCTAGGCTACCTGCTTGAGCAATCGCTTGCTGCGCCCAAAAACTGGTTTGGTTTCCCACAGCAAAAGCTGACAGGCATATCGCTTGCCCATGCAATTGCTGCCAATCACGCTGACAAAATGTCACCACAAGAAATTGTTCAATACGTCAATGATTTGAACAATGAAATATACAACAATATTATTAAGAAAGTATAAACATGAAACTGTCAGAAATCCTAAAAGTTAATCAGCAAGTATTGAGAACTCGCGCATTTGTTTTGGGCGGTCAAAATTTTAAGGTGCGCGTTCCATTAACTTCAGAAATGGAAATTATAAATAAGCGCATTTCTGAGATTGATGCGACAAAAAAAATTGAAGAATTAATAAACCCATTGTTAGAAAAAAAAGGTACATTGGAAAGCGATTCAATTGTTTACCTTGATGATGATGTTTTGGTGGATGGTAAATCAGTAAAAGATTTGGCAAGAATGACTGCTCAAACAGAGCAACGCATTCTTGAAATGGTGAAATTGCTTGTGCCTGAAATGGAAGGCGCAAACATGGAAGAATTAACGTATCAAGAAATTAATGATGATTTTCCTTTTCCAGTGCAATTAGAATTGATGAAAAAGATTGCGGAAGTTATTTCGCCCGGCTATGAGGAAACGCGAAAAAACTAACACGCTCATTGCGTCTGCAAACTAGGGCATATGTATTGGCGCATGGCGGTGATCCAGATGCAATGAGCGAAGATGATTTTAGTGCAATAATGATTGGTTTAAATGATGGGTTTATAGGCAACAAAGTTTTATTAAATACACTGGGGCTATTAACCACTGGTGTTTTTAATTACATTCGCGGCGGCAATGCTAAAGCATATACATTGAATGAAATTCTTGGTTTGTCTTACGATTACATTTACAGACCATTGACAGATGAACAAAAAGCAGAGGAAGCAAATCAGCGGTTATTGACATTTATGCAGATGTCTCCCGGTGCAGAAGGAAAATTTAATGTCTGAATCAAGAACAGAGGGATTTGATGCTTTTGAAGCATTGCTTATTGAAATGGGCAAGGATTTTGGCTATCGAGAAACAACTAGGAATGTATTGACCAAATCAGCAAAAATAGCAATGGAAACGACTTTGTTGCCAGCTAAATCAATGGCTAGATCAGATACCGGAAGAATGCGTCAAACCATCAAGGTTGAATCAAGAATTCCAAATAATCGTGATCGCAAAAGTTCATATGTACATCAAGATGATGCAGTAATAGGAATATTGTCTGTTAAACAAAGTGCTATTTCATTGGGTGAAGAATTTGGCACTTCAAAAAAATCAGGGCATCCATTTTTGCGCCCGGCATTAGAAAGCAATCAGGAACAAGTATTGCGAAGACTGTCATCCGCTTTGGCATTTACATTAGATGCTTATAAATCAAGAAAGATGAAGGGCAAATAACATGAGTATCATTGCGCGGCTTGGCGTTATTTTGGGTATTAATACTGCCGAATTTAATAAAGGTTTGGATGATGCTATAAAAAAGACAAAAGATTTTGAAAAAAATCAAAAGCAAGCATTAAAAAATGCTGAAAAAGCGCAAGATAATTTAATGGCTAATGTGGGCAAAGGCGCATTGGCTATTACTGGTTTGGCATTGGCGGTCGGTAAAGTATTTCAATACGGCGATCAAATTGATGAAACAGCAAAAGGATTTGATGTAACAACAAAAGCCATTATTGCAATGCAAGGTGCATTTCAAGATTCTGGCGGTCAAATAGATGATGCAAGTGGTGCGTTACAAAAGTTGGCAATCGCACAGCAAAGCGCAAAAGATGGCAATGATGCCATGCGTGAATCTTTTAAAAAGTTGGGCATTAGTGGAAAAGATGTTGAAGAATTAAATCTTGAGGATTTGTTCAAGCGAGTAGCGCAAGAACTTTCTAAGATGGATGATTCAACGCAGCGCGTGGCATTACAAACAGAAATACTTGGCAAGGCAGTTAAAGGAACGAACTGGAAAGATTTTGTATCCAATTATAAAGAGTTGGGCGATCCTGCTTTGTTATCTGCAATTGAAGAAAATGCAAAAGCATGGGGCAATATAGAAGCCACATTTAGAGAATTATTGCTCACAGCGCAAAAAATGGTTACGCCATTTGCATTGTTGGTTAATCACATTTCAGATATACGCAGAGAATATAAAAGATTACAAAAAGAAGGTGCTGATACTGAAATTGATTTTGGTGCTGCATTTGGTGGAATGCCCGGCGATCCTAATGCAATTGTAGGTTCATATGGTGAAGCAAAAAGCGATATAGCAGCAAAGCCAATTGCAAAAAATGCTAAAGAAGGCGATTACAAAGTACAAACAGATAAACAAAAAGCAGAATTAAAAAGAGCGGCAGAAGAAAAAAAGAGACAAGATGAATTACGAAAACAAATGGAATTGGATATCGATTTAATTCGAACCAAAGCAAAAATTGCAAATGATATGTTTGCGGTAGATTCCAAAGAAATTGTATTAGGTCAAGAGGCTATATCGCAGGAAAAAATGTTGTTGGACTTGGCAAGCAGTATTGCTGAAATTCGTATTAACGCAACAAAAGAACGTGCTAAAGATAAAGCACAAGTTGATTTAATTAATCAAAAAGAACAAGAACAGATTACAGCAAGAGTTGCACAGTTTGGTTATGAAAATGGCTTGCGTATGCAACAGCGTGAGCGCAATCATAAACTTGCAATGCAAGCAATATCTGATGAATCAGATGCAATTCATCATGCTCAAACTACTGAAACATGGAATTTATTGAATTTACTAGATATAGAAAAAAATAAATTTAAATTAGGTTCCGATGCATATGAATTAACAAAATTGCAGGTAGAAGAAAATAATACGTTAAGAAACATTCATGTAGAAGCAGCGGCAGCATTAAAACAGGTTACAAGAGAATATGAATTGTCTGCACAATCAGCGCAAGATTTAGAATTATATGAAGCAAATATTGCAAAGATAAGAGGCGAAACGGTTCGACAATTAAACTATACAGTTTTGCTTGAGGGCAAAAAGCGCGACAATTTAAAAGAACAACAAGAATTGCAAAAGCAAATGTTTGCTTTAGATTTGGCGCAACAAAAAGGCAGAGATATTGCAAACATTCAATCAACACTAAATGTTGAAAAGCAAATGCTTCAATTGCAAGGCAATCGTTATTTAATGTCTACCAATCAATATAATTTGTCTAATCTTGCATTGGAAAATATTCACCGTTTGATTGAGGCAGAAAAAAAATATAATGATCAAATGAAAGAAGCAGAATATGAAATGAAGCGACAAGGTGGTGGGCAACGTGCGCGTGAAGAATATGAGCAAAGAATAAAATCAATTGAAGAAATACGGGATATTGAATTAGATGCGATTAATCAAATAAATGATGCGCGGCAACGCAATCTTGAGAATGAAATATATCGCCAAAAAAGTTTTACTGAAGGTTGGAGTTATGCCGCTAGACAATTTCGCGAAAATTCAGAGAATGCTTTTAAGCGTGGCGAAGCGGCATTTTCATCTGTAATGAATAACATGGATGCGGCAATCGGCAAGTTTGTAGAAACTGGCAAATTTAAATTTGAAGAATTTGCACTTTCAGTTGTTAAAGATTTGATCCGCATGGAAATGCAAGCGCAAGCAACAATGTTGTTTAGATCAATAGTTGGATTTTTTAGTCCTGCGCCGATAACAACTATGAATTACGATGCTGGTGTCGGCACTTCAGTTGGATTCGCTGCGGCTGGCGGCGCAATTAATGCGCCGACTATTGTTGGCGAGAATGGCGCAGAGTTGTTTGTGCCAAACACGCCCGGCACAATCATTCCAAATGGATCGTGGCAACAAGCTGCCGCAAGCATGGGCAACAGTGGCTTTACAAACAACGGCACATATATCGCCAACATGAGTGCCATTGATACGCAGTCGGCAACGCAGTTTCTTGCAACAAATAAAAATACGATTTGGGCGGCTTATCAGTCGGCTAATCGTAGTGTGCCATTATCGAGGTAATTATGTCGCTGCAAACTATTCTTTCGGTTGCTGAATCGGTTGGCATTAATGACCACAAATTTGCCGGGCAAATGTTATCGCGCAATATGCGGTTGACCACATCTGAAGTTTTAACGGTGCAACCATTTGAGTTCACGCTGCGCCCAATGAATTATTTGCTGTACTCTCAAAATCGTGCGGTACTTTCTACATTGCGTGAGGCTGACAAAATATCAGAACAATATTTAAACTTTGGAACAACTGGTTGGCTAAACTATATTGCGTATCGCGGCGATATGACTAGCGGTCAAATTGTTGCCTGTCAGTTTGAAACAAGCACAGCAAATAAAACAATTGTTTTGGGATCATTACCGGCAATATCTTCAACTGCTTTTATTGTTAGAACTGGCGATTTTCTTCAGATTGGAAGATACGCTTATATTGCAACGGCAGACGTTCAAAGGGGCGTTGGTTCAACGGTAAATATTCCAGTGCATAGAACCGTATTAACTACGCTGACAAGCACAATGCCAGCGGTTATTGGTCAATTTGGAACAACACAAACACTTGGCGGCAGCACATACACTGGCATTACGTTTCCAGTTTTTTTAAGAGATTACCCAACATATATATTAGTTCCCATGACAAACGATTCTTTTATTGCATGGAATGGTGAATTTAGGGCAATTGAATCTGTGCTATGAATAATATTCCACCAGTACAAAATACAAACATAATCCGATATGCGGATTTTGTTCGCATTACAACGGCATCTGCTGTGTACAGATTTGCCACTACGCCAACAGCATTAACAATTCCTGCTATTGATGCGTTGCCATTTACCGCATTGGGTACATTGGTTCAAGTCGGATCAGCGTCAAGAGATATAAAATCCACAGCAAATGAAACAACTGTGTCACTTGTCGGAATTAATACAGCAATGCTAGGTTTGGTTTTGGGTTCTGATATTAAGGGATCACAAATTGAAATATGGCATGGGTTTTTTGACGCAAATGGGGAACTCTTAACAACTGGCGGTGTTGGTGGTTTGTATCAATTTTTTAATGGCTATATAAATTCTTTTAGCATTGGTGAGCAATGGTCTGAAGAAATGCGCGGGTATCTAGGAACAGTTACCGTTAATGCTTCAAGCATACAGTTGGTATTGCAAAATCGTGTTTCTGGTAGATATACAAATGATGCATCTTGGCAGTTTTATAATCCCAATGATACATCAATGAATCGAGTTGCATTTATTCAAACCATTAATTATGCGTTTGGCAAACAAACATGATTCGCAAAGCAAACAAATTTGATGTTGATCGCATAATTGAAATGCTAATTAATTATCGAGAGCAATCACCATTAAATGCGTTAAGGCTTGCAAATGATCGTGAATATATTGAACAAATGTTGTCAAGCATTTTTGCTGGTGCTGGCGTTATATTTGTTTCAGAAAAAGATGGCGTTTTAATTGGTATGTTGATTGCTGCAAAGTTTCCTAATATATGGAATCCTCAAATTATGCAATGCAGTGAAATTGCATATTGGGTTGAACCAGAATATCGTGGCGGCACAAGCGCATATAGATTGCTAAATGCTTATGTATCAGAATGTGAGCAATTAAAAAAATTAAATCAAATTGATTTTTACACTGTATCAAAGATGGTTAATTCGCCAAATCTAAAATATGAAAGATTTGGCTTTGAGCAACTTGAACAAACTTGGGTGCATTAAATGCCGGGATCAATAATTGTTAGTTATTTGGGGATGACTGGCATTACCGCAACAATCACTGCGTTTGCAATTAATATGGTTGCGTCTGCGGTTATTGCAAAAGCATTTGCGCCAGATGTATCTGATAACAATATCGGCACAATTCCGAATCCTGGCAATAGGCAACAATTACCACCAGCGACTGACAACAAATTGCCTGTTATTTATGGCAGTGCATTTGTCGGCGGCACAATAACTGATCTTTCAATTACCACCAATAATCAAACAATTTACTATGTATTGTCATTGGCTGAAGTTACTAATTCAGAAAACGGAAACACTGGCGATATATATACCTTTGGTGATGTTTATTGGTCAGGCAAAAAAGTAATTTTTAGTACAGTTGCCGGTGAAGGATACAAAGTTACAGGATTGCTTGATGAATCAACTGGTTTAACTGACACCAGCATTAACGGTTATCTTGAAATTTATTTGTATCGCAATGGTTCAAGCACACCAACAAATAGCAGCACATCAGCAATTACATTGTTGTCTGATCCAAGTTTAACTTATCAATGGAATGCAACAAAGTTAATGAGCAATACCGCTTTTGCGGTAGTTAAAATTTTGTATTCTCAAGATGCTGGCACAACAGGAATTCAACAAACCCGGTTTCAAATTAATAGTCCACGATCTGCGCCCGGCGATTGTTTTTTAGATTATCTAACGTCTGAAAGATATGGTGCGGCAGTGCCGTTGGCAAATATTGATACTGCTAGTTTAAATACATTAAACACATATTCAAATGGGTTGGTTACTTATACGCCATATACAGGTGGCTCATCAACAATAACAAGATTTAGATTTGATGGATTAATTGATACATCGCAACCCATCATGAGCAACATTCAGTTGATGGCAAACTGTTGTGATTGTTTGGTTCGCTATAATGAAATAACCGCAAAATGGGGAATCATTACACAGCAACCGACATATAGTCCGGTAATGACAATTGATAATTCAAATATTGTCGGGGCAATATCAGTTACTCCATTAGATATTGCAAACTCATACAATATTGCTGAAGTTAAATTTGTTGATTCTACTGAGCAAGATACATTTGCAAGCGCAATATTTGATTTGGCAGTGGTTAATCCTTCGTTGATGTATCCAAACGAACCAGTAAATAAACAGCAAATTACACTGCCGCTTATTAATAATAATGTTCGGGCGCAATTGCTTGCGAATAGATTTTTGGAATCATGCCGCGAGGATTTGCAAGTTCAATGTGTAATTGGATATGTTGGCATTCAATTAGAAGCTGGCGATATTATTGAAATGACTAATGCCAATTATGGCTGGTCAAACAAACCGTTTAGAGTTCAAAAAGTTACAGAAAATTTTTCTGATAACGGGCAAGTAACAGCGTCACTTGTTTTGGCAGAATTTAATTCTGCTGTATTTGATGATGCAAACATTACTCAATTTACGCCATCACCAAACACAGGGTTTTTTGATCCTGCAATTTTTGGCACTGTGCCAGCACCAACAATTTCGGGGATAGTAAATTCTGGATTTAAGCCAAAGTTTGATGTAGTGCCTGTTACTAGTTCTGCGGGAATTATTGAGTATGTTGAATTGTGGTACTCCACAGTTTCAAATCCGACTGCTTCCCAATTAACTTTGTTGCAAACATATACGTCAACAAACGGCACATCATACGGGTTAAATTTTTCTTTACCTGCTTTTGAAATTGCAGATTTTGTTACCGGCACATATTACTTTTTTACCCGTATGGGTAATGCTTTAAAAACAAGTATATTTTCTCCTGCTGCTTCAATAGTCTGGAATCCGGTTCATATTGACAATGTTGCGACAATTGGTGGCAACGGCATAAATTTGGAATGGTCTGCTGTATCTAATTGGCGGCTTGCTGGATATAAACTTCGGTATCAATATGGATCAAGCACAGATTGGGGCAGCGGCATTCCATTATTTGATGGCGTATTAACTGAAACCAGTTATCTTGCTTATGGTCTGCCATCTGCTTTGGTTACCGTAATGGTCAAGGCAGTTGATACAGTCGGCAACGAATCTTTAAATGCTGCTTATGTGCAGCTAAATACAACCGATACGTTGCTTGCCAATGTGGTTGAAGTAATTGATTTTAAAGCTGATGGATGGCCTGGAATCATAACAAACGCCACAATTGTTGGCGGCAATCTTGTTGCTACTGTTGATGATTCATTTTATGGATTAGATGATCAATCGTTTTATGGATTGGATTCTGAACCATTTTATACACTTGCAACAGTTGAATCATTGCAATATACAACTGATCCTGTTTTTATTATTAGCGCACTTTCTGGATCGTCTGGTGTTTTAAACTGGACTGCTTTGGGCAATGCCATTAATGTTGAATATCGGCTTGTAAATGATTCTCCGTTTTATGGTGCTGATGGCGATTCAAAATATGGCATTGATCCTAATGCGTCTTTTTACGGACAAGACAACCCGTTTATACCGATGCCATCTAGCATTGTGATGGCAAATGATATTTATCAATTTAGGATAACAATCGGCACTGGAACGGTGGGCGAAGTTTCAGCATTTAATTTTGTAATTGATGCGCCCGATTTGGTTGAAGTAATACCGAATCATATTGTTACTGGCGGCGCAATTCCATATACGAAAAACTTCACATCAATTAAGGCAGTACAGGCAACATTGCAACAAAATGCATTAGGGGTTGTTACTTTAAGGGTCGATAAAACAGTTCCGCTTGCACCAACTTTAACCGGATATAATTCAGCAAATGCTGCAACATCAGGCGCAAAGGCTGACATAACATTGCAAGGATACTAATATGCCATATACAGCACCACCAGCAAAAACGGAGATTTCCGATACATACCCAAACCCATCAAATGCGGTTGCTAGGGCAGGATTTGGTACGCTGTGGGAATATGTCACCGGCTTGCTAGGATTGACGGGCAATCCTACACAGGCGCAAATTGCGCTGGAATTGGAACCGGGCGTTGATGTTCAGGCGTACAACGCCAACACTGCGTTTACTAATGTAGCGCAAACATTCTCTGCCGGGCAGCGCGGCACAGTTACAGCGTTGACTGATGGCGCGACAATTACGCCGAACTTGGCATCAAGCAATAATTTCTCTGTCACTTTGGCTGGCAATAGAACTCTTGCAAACCCGACAAATATTGTTGCCGGTCAATCTGGATCGTTCTTTATTTCTCAGGATGCTACCGGCAATCGCACTTTGGCTTTTGGTTCTTTTTGGGATTTTGCTGGTGGTACTGCGCCGACATTATCAACGGCTGCAAATGCGGTTGATCGAGTTGATTATGTGGTTCGCACATCGACTTCCATTCAAGCAGTGTTTACCGGAAATTACTCATGAGTGTAATTGGCTCAAATATATTAGCTGGCGCATCTGGTCAGCAAGGATATAACATTAGTCGCAGCGTTCGGTTGCGAAATAGCGCGTCCGCATATTTGAATCGGACTTTTGGCTCCAATGGAAACCAGCAACAATGGACATGGAGTGGATGGATTAAAGCCGGTCGCTTTGGATCGCAGCAACCAATTTTTAATGCTTACTCAACCGCACAAAACTACGGCCTTTTTGCGTTTTCTGCTAATGCGTTTATTGGCGCAACAGATACGCTAAAATTTTACACAACTATTTCAAACGTAGGTCAAGCAGCCCTTGAAACTGCGGCAGTGTTTCGTGATCCTTCGGCGTGGTATCACGTTGTACTTCAAGTGGACACAACACAAGCGACATCTACAAACCGCATTCGCATTTATGTAAATGGTGTTTTGCAGACGCTAACGGGAACTCAACCTAGCCAAAATGCAAACATTGGGTTTTTTAATACAACCAGTGTGCCTCATCAGATCGGTGCTTTAGCTACTGGCACTTACGGTTATTTTGATGGCTATTTTACCGAAATCAACTTCATCGACGGTCAAGCATTAACCCCATCATCATTTGGTGAAACCAATACAATTACCGGCGTATGGCAACCAAAGAAATACACAGGTACATACGGCACTAACGGATTCTATCTAAACTTCAGCAATCCGTCTGCTGCTACCGCTGCGGCTATCGGTGCAGACTACTCAGGCAATGGCAACAACTGGACACCGAACAACATCAGCGTGACTGCTGGCATAACGTATGATTCGATGCTGGATGTGCCGACACAATGGATTGATGGCGGCAATGGGCGAGGAAATTATTCAACGCTAAATCCTTTAGCAGAGTACGGCACTATTGGGCAAATGGGATGTCTTAGCGGCAACTTGGTTAGTTCGCCCGGCGGTTCCACTACAAACAAAGGATTTTTGGCAACCATAGGCATTAATGTTGGAATGCTTGTTTATGCAGAGGCAACATTTACAACAACGTTAGGGGATAACAATGGTGGTGTTGCGCTGACTCCGCAAGGCAACCCAAATCCCGGCGATACGGCAACATCTATGCGATGGGGTGATGCTGGTTTTATTAGAACAAACAATGTAGGAACGGCTTACGGTTCAGCGCTAGTTGCAAATGATGTAGTGATGATGGCTGTTAATTATGAAAGCGCAACAAGCTGCAAAGTTTGGATAGGTAAAAATGGCACATGGTTTGCGTCTGGGAATCCAGCTACCGGCGCAAATCCCGGAGTGACTTTAAACCCGGCTGCGGTAACCATGTTTATTGCAAGCTACCACTTCGCAAATTTGGCGGTATCTAACTGGACATTTGGTCAACGTCCTTTTGCCTACACACCACCAACAGGCTTCAAAGCACTAAACACGCTAAACCTACCCCAGCCGACTATCCTGAAGGGCAATCAGTTTTTTGACGCAACAACGTTTACAGCCACAGGAACAACTCAGGTAGTAACCAACTCAGGTTTTCAACCTGATTTTCTTTGGTTCAAACGCCGCAATGCAGTGCAGGATCACTTTCTTTTTACTGCACCTATTAGTCTTGACCAGTATTTGTCATCTAATACAACGGCAGCAGAAGCTACATCGACAACCTTTCTTGATACGGTGAATGCAGATGGCTTCACGATGGGTACTGGAAACTTTGCGAATACCAGTACTGTCGTTTGTTGGAATTGGCGAGCAGGTGTGTCTGCTGTAACCAACACTGCTGGATCAATTACATCTACCGTAGACGCTGGTACAACGCAAGGCTTTAGCATTGTGACATATACAGGCAATGGTACAGGCGGGGCAACTGTTGGGCATGGGTTGGGTGTTGCGCCTAGTATGGTAATAGTTAAATCTAGGTCAAGTACAACATCTTGGTTTGTTGCTCAATCATCTTTGGCAACAAATGCCAATCTTTTATTAAACACCACAGACAGGGCTTATACAAATTCTGAACCAAGTGGTTTTGGGTCTGGTGTGATTGGCGGTTTATCTTCAACAACATTTCAATGTGTTGCTGGAACTGTTTCCCCATCAAATGTCGCAAACATAAACGCTAATGGCACAACCTATGTTGCTTATTGCTTTGCAGCAGTCGCAGGTTTTAGCGCGTTTGGCAGCTACACAGGAAACGGTTCTACTAATGGGGCGTTTATATATTTAGGATTTAGGCCGGAATTTGTATTAGTTAAACAAACAAATGCTGTTGGCAACTGGATAATTTGGGATACCGCACGATCTACTTATAATCAAATGCAAGATTATTTGTCACCAAATAATGCAAACGCCGAATCAAACAATGTTCTTGTATCTATTGATGCTTTGTCCAACGGGTTCAAGTGCAGAACAGCAGACGATGACATTAACGGGAATGGCGATACATATATTTATATGGCCTTTGCCGAAAATCCGTTTAAAAATAGTTTGGCTCGATAGGAGAAATAAATGTTTCTATTAAACGAAAAAGCATTGGTAATAGGAAACCCTTTTAAAACTTTAGACGGTACACAATACCCGGCAAATTGGCTGCAACTTTCTACTGAGGAAGATCGCATTGCAATCGGCATATCTGAAGTACCAGACAATACGGTCTATTATGATGACAGATTTTATTGGGGCGCAGACAATCCAAAAGATTTGGACAGTCTAAAAAACCAATGGATCGCACAAGTAAAAGACACTGCCGGGAAAATGCTGGCGCAAACTGATTGGGTAATCATCAGGAAAGCGGAAAGAAATATTGCCATTCCTGATGACATTAAAACTTATCGTGCCGCAATTGTCGCTGAGTGTAATCGACTTGAATTGGCCATCGAAGGCTGCAATAATGTTGAAGAATTTATCGATGTTGTTACCAATCAGAATTGGCCAAATCTCAAAGTAGAGACTCAAAATGAATGAAAACATTATTGTTAAAACAGCGACAACTGCAACCTATGGCGGCAGTGCGACTGCAATAATTTTTGGTCTGACTGCAAATGAATTTGCCGCATTGGGCGGCTTGTTTATTGGTATTGTTGGGCTTGTGATTACAACTTGGTATAAGCATCAGCATTTAAAAATTGCTAGGGAATCATTTAAGGCAGATTCAGAGGAATAAAAATACACCATAAGACAAAATAAAAATTTAAATCTTATGGTGCATTATGGAACCAATTTCCACTGCAATTATGGTGGTGCAAGGAGTTAAACTTGCGCTTACTGGTGTCAAAGAAACGGCTACATTAGCCAAAGAAACATTCCATGAACTTGAGGAAATGATCGGTGCGGGCGCATCATTAATGGATGCCATGCCATCATTTTCTAAGTTTTTTTCGCATTCTAGTAAGTACGAACAAAAGCGAATTGAGTTAGTCGAGGCGCAGCAAAAGCAAGATGCTGTGGTTGATGAAACCGGAGTAAAGCCACCAGAATACATTTCCGATGCAGAGTATGTCCTGGAAATGATGGCGATTGATCGTGAGCAAAAAATGTTTTATGAAAACATAAAGCAATGGCTCATATATAATTTTTCTGAAGCAGGTTTATGGGATGACTTTAATAGACGGTTAAACAAACTGCAATCAGATCGGCAAGAAAAAGCAGAGCAAAAGCGCAAAGCAGAAATGGAAAAGCGGCTTGCTGAAAAAGTCGCGGCAATGAAAAAGCGCAGAGAAAAAGAAAAGTTTTGGGATAACGTGCAGATTGTAATTGGTGTGTTGTTTGGTGTTGCGGCTGCAATTGCAACCACTTACGGCATTTGGTGGATGTTTCAATTAGGGGGATATTAATGCTGACAATGCTATCAACTTTCCTGTCATTCTTGATGGGCGGCTTGCCAAAGATTCTGGATTTTTTCCAAGACAAATCTGATAAATCGCATGAACTAAAACTTGCACAGTTGCAGACTGAGCGTGAGTTGCAAATGCTTGAGCGTGGATACAAAGCGCAAGAGCGCATTGAGGAAATTAAACTGGATGAAATTAGAACCGAAACATCGGCAGCAACACAGCAAGCATTGATTCAGGCGCAACAAGCGGAAATGGCGGCAATCTATGCCCATGATATTGCCATCGGTCAAGGTGCTAGCCAATGGATGATTAACCTGCGGACAAGCGTTCGCCCGGTCATTACCTATGGATTCTTTTTCCTGCTGTGCGCGATTGATGCGGTGCTTGCATATAAAGGATTTGAAGCTGGCGTAAGTTTTACCGATATGGCAAACCAACTTTGGGATGATGAAACGCAAGCATTGTTTGCTGCCATCATAGCGTTTCATTTTGGCGGCAGGGCATTCGGAAAATGATTAGTCAAAAAATGCGCGAGTTGCTAAAGCACCATGAAGGTGTGCGATATAAACCCTATCGCTGCCCGGCATTGCTTTGGACTGTGGGCGTGGGTCATGTGCTGTATCCAGAACAAGGCAAGCTGCCAATGGATCAGCGCATGGCGTTTCAGTTGCGCCAAGAAGACAATAGAATATGGACAAAAGAGGAAGTTGATGCGCTGCTTTTTTACGATCTTAAACGGTTTGTCAAAGGCGTATCCCTATATTGTCCTAGCGGTCTTAATCAAGGGCGCATGGATGCGCTTGTATCCTTTGCTTTCAATTTAGGGAACGGCACGTTGCAGCGGTCAACGCTTCGCATGAAACACAACCGGGGCGATTATGAGGGCGCGTCTAATGAGTTCCTCAAATACGTTAAGGCTGGCGGCAAAGTTCTAAGAGGATTGGTAAAACGGCGCAATGATGAGCGCACGTTTTACCTGAGTTGATTATTTGAATTTACGTTCGGCGCAATGGCTGCAAATCCAACGTCGATTTTTTTTGTTTGCGTAAAGTTTCCAAAAGCCACCAACAGAATTTTTTGTTGATTGGCAATTGCTGCAATATCTAGTTCCTGCCGGGCTTGCTACTGCTGGTTCAAGCGTCTTTAATCCACAATCCATTTGCATCTAAATAGCCTTTTCGGTCTTTGATCTGTTGATATGCTTCGTAATAACACGCAAGCAATGGCACATCTTCAATGGCTGCAATCATGGTCAACGTCACCATAACATCACCGATTGCGTCAATGATACCTGCTTTATCATTGGCTGCAATAGCATCAACCAATTCTTGCACTTCTTCTTGCGTCTTTTTAACCTGCGCTGCGCTGGTGCTGTTCTGAACGATTCCTCTTGCTTCGCCCCAACGAATAACATCCAGTTCCACAATATTAAATGAGTTCATATTATCCTTTATTGTTTAGTTGCAAATTCCATTTGGCGTTCGGCAGCAATTAAATCCATTCTGTCGATTACGTTTTTCATTTGTTCTACTTTGCCTTGATCATATCCGATGCAATAACTGGTAATAAATAGTTGTTTCATGCCTTCGTCAAAGCCAGATTTTTTGATCATTTCAATAAAATCATCTTGTTTCATGTTTTATCCCTGTAATTGATAAAGCCATTTGTTTGCGTCACGCTTGCATTTAATATTAAACCCATTAAAACGCAATTCGGTAATGATGCTATTCACTGCACAGACTTCAGCGCGTTTGATAATGTCCATTGTGCTGTGCCATTTTTTATCTTTCAGCACAGTAATTACTTTTTGCAAGCGCAATGATTTTTCGATGTTGGCATAGTTCATTGTAGTTTTCCTTCGCCCCGGCGGTTAGCATTCTGAGTGCGCCATGCTTCGATAGTGGCTTCGGCTGCAACTCGCTTCCATTCATGCAAAACATCATTTTCAATTGCTGCTTTGAGTGCATCCAAATGCGCGATATATTCTTCGGATCGGTATGCTTCGCGTTCTTGTGCGGCAAGCGGTTTATCCAGATGCATCTGCATGACGTTCGCTTTCATGGTCTTGCGGTATTCAACAAGATATAGGCGATGGGCTTTTGCTTCGGCGGCGGCTTTTGCTTGATGACGTAAAAAGTCTAATGCTTTTTGTACATCATTGTCGGTAACAATTTCTTTCATATTTCCTCACATAGAAAAAGGTGGGCTACTCGCTGCACTGTACGCAACCATGATTGCGCTTATATTCAGCATCCGCTTTCGCCCGGTGAACTTAATTGCAAGTAGTATTGCAGTTGCCACCATAACAGCAGGTAGTGCAATAAACGCACTGTCCATTACTGCAATATGTATTGTATGTGCAAGCTGCGTAAGACATTGTTGCGGTTGCTGCTAGCCAAAGGGCGATTAGGTATTTCATAGTTGCCTTTCAGAAAGGAATGTCATCATGTGGCATTTCGGGTTGATGCTTTGCTGGTGCTGCTTTTGCTGCTTTACCATTTCCAGAATCAGATTTGCTGCCTAACATTTTGAACGATTCGGAAATAATCTCAAATGCGGTGCGTTCATTGCCAGATTTGTCTGTGTATTTTTTGCTGCGGATTTTGCCTTCGACATATATCTGTGATCCTTTGTGCAAATACTGCGCGACAATTTCTGCTGACTTGCCAAAGAACGATACCCGATGCCATTCGGTTTGCTCTTTTTGTTCGCCAGATGCTTTGTCTTTCCATTGTTCGGATGTGGCAAGGGAAATGTTGACTGCTGCTTCGCCTGAGTTTGTATATCGCAACTCAGGATCATTCCCCAAATGCCCAACCAAAATCACTTTGTTTACGGATGCCATAATTTCCTCATTTAATTTCGATACGTTTCTTGCGTTCCAATGTGCAACCATCTACAACAACCCCTAATTGCAGGTCTTTTTTTAACCGCACTTTGTCCAACACAGGATCAGGCAATGGCGGCTGGTTAAAGTATTCGCCCGGCACAACGGCAGTGGCATCGACAACCAATGATTCTGGATTATCGCGCACTGCAATTTTGAAGTATGGGCATTCAATCTTAGTGATGTTTGTACGCACCATATTTTCAAGCAGATATTCTTTCATCCGTTCGGTCTTTGCTTCGATTGCCTTGCGCCTGTCTGCCATCTGCTTTTCGGCTTCTTTGATTGCGTCTGCGCTGGCTTCCAAATTGCGGATAAACATAGCAACATTGGTTGCCTTGACTTCCAAATCACCAGACAGTGATTCCAGCGTATCGGCAAAGGTTTGATCATCCAAATCACGTTCTTGCAGCATCTGCATATCCTGAAGATACTGATCTGCAATTTGATATAGGGCTAGGTTCATAATTTGTGATTCCTCATTAAGCGGCATTTCTCGCGGTCTGCATTGCTAAAGTCGGGGCTTATCTCAGACACAGAACAAGGCACTGCGGGCTTGATTGCCGTTAATGCCATCCATGCAAAATAAGCGCAGACAAAAGCCACAATTGCGTAATACGCCAACACAAGGATAGACAATACTTTTTTGCTAGGAACTTTTTTTACAGGTTTAACATCAACGTCTGAGTATTCGGTTTGATATGTTGGTTCATCCGAATAATGCGCGTCATACATGGCATCTAGCCGGGCTTTTTCCCTGCGTTCAAATCGCTCATCGGTCATGATTTTTCCCCTGTCAATGCGGCTTTTTGCTTTTCTTTGGCTTTTTCAAATGTGCCCATTGCTGCCTGATCATTGACTGCTTGCGCTGCCCGATACGCTGTGGCGTATATCTCTTTTAATGCGCCCATATTGGCACAGGCTTGTATGGCGGCAAGATGATCGGCAAATACCTTGTCAGGCAACGCACCAATGGGCTTTGGCGCGTCTGTTGGTACAGGTTCAATGTTTTGGTTTTCGGTGTCGTTATCCCCTTCGGTGGGGATCGCAAACGCTTGCATGGCGGCATACTTATACGCTGCCGACATTGCCTTATTGGTTGC